TCCCATCAGAAAAAATTCGTGAATTGCGGCATGATCTAATTTACGAAGAACTTAGTGAATTACATGAAGCTATGGCTAAGCAATACGATTTAGAAGATAGTGACGATTCTGGTATTGAATGGCCAAATAAATCAAAATTTATTAACGATTCACGAAAAAATTTAATTGAAATTGCTGATGCTCTCACAGATTTACTATATGTTGTATATGGTGCAGGACATGCCTATGGTATTGATCTAGATGCATGTTTCAATGAAATCCAACGATCAAATATGAGTAAATTAGGAGAAGATGGTAAAGCTATTAAAAGAGAGGATGGTAAGATTATGAAGGGGCCAAATTATTCTCCACCAAATCTACATGGTATTCTGAAATTCTAAAAGAATTTTGATTATGGATTTTTGTGGTTGTCAAACTTGTTATGATAAAAATAGATTTAAAGAGATTTCATTTGACAACATAATGAACATGTATCAATATTTCAGATATGCATGTGAAATATGTGGCAATAAACGATGCCCACATCACCATAATCATGAATTTAAATGCACAAATAGTAATGAACCTAATCAAAAGGAATTATAGAATGAATAATAATATAAACAGAATTGGTGATTGGATTCAGACCTATACTGGTAAATGCTTTTATCCATTAGACCCACGACCAGAGGAAATTGATATTATGGACATTGCACATTCACTGAGTATGACATGTAGATACGCTGGGCACGTTGAACGTTTCTACTCAGTGGCAGAACATTCAGTTATCGTATCACAGAACGTCCATCCCAAGAACGCCCTCTGGGGGCTTCTACATGACGCTACGGAGGCATATTCAGCCGATATCCCTAGTCCATTGAAGAAATATATTCCGGGATGGAAAGAAATGGAACGTAAATTAATGGATGCGGTATGTATTAAATATAATTTAGATTTAAATGAACCACCTAACGTTAAAGATGTAGATTTTAATCTATGTAGCGATGAAATGAGTTGTTTAATGGGTAAACCAGATAGGGAATGGTTAATTAAACCTAAAGCATTAGGCGTAAAAATTCATGGCTGGAACCCACTACAAGCAAAAACCCAATTTCTAATGGAATTTAATAGACTAATTAAAAAAGGATAATACATGTTAAAGAAAATTATTCAGTTTTTCTCACTTAAAGATGAGAAAACTAATGACATCACTCTAGCCTTCTATTATAACACTAATGGAGTATGGCTTGGAGAATGTCTAGATTATGATATTGGAGCACAGGGAAATACATTGGGTATTGCGATTGATAGATTGATTAGAATTCTTAAAAATGAATATGATACTTCTACTGAAGGTGGTAAAGAACCATTTCATAATTTAATGTATAATCCAGAATATATTAAACCAAAGGTATTGGATAATTCCGTTATTTTAATTATCAATGAAAAAAATCTAAAAGATAATTTTAAATGGCAATTTGAAATGAGGAAGGAAACTAATGAGTAAAATTACTGATATTATTAAAACTGTATTTCCACGAACAGAATCTCATAAAATTAATCAATATGAAACTGATTTAAATACCTTAGTTTCATATGGAATTAATACCGACAGAAAATTAGCAGGATTCCTATCCCAAGTTGGTCATGAATCTATGGGCTTTAGTGTTGTTGAAGAAAATCTAAATTATTCCGCAGATGGTTTACTGCGAGTATTTCCCAAATATTTTACTAAAATTTATGCCGGCGAATATCATAGGCAACCTATTAAAATTGCCAATAGAGTTTATGCAAATAGAATGGGTAATGGTAGTGAGGCGTCAGGTGATGGATATAGATACCGTGGGCGTGGTCTAATTCAACTCACTGGAAAAGATAATTATCAAAAATTCTCTGATTTCTGTGGAATTGATGTAGTGAATAATCCTGATTATTTATTATCCCCACATGGAGCATTTCTAAGTGCTGTTTGGTATTGGGAAAGAACCGGATGTTCCGTTCCAGCAGATAAAGGTGATGTATTAGCCTTGACAAAACTGATCAATGGTGGTAGTAATGGATTAGCCGATAGAGAACGGTTATATAATGAATTTCTTCATCAATTGAAAAATTCCAGTGTTTATCTAGAATACGCCAATACTAAATCAAATAATAAAGGAGCAGAACTTTTACTTGAATTGAATAATGATCTAGGTAAAAGTGAAGAAAGTATTCCAATCATTATTGACGTATCAGATAAAAATAAAAAACCAAATGATCCTATGCAAGATTTTAGTATGGGAAGTGGATAATATACGGGAGAAAATATGACGTTTTTTTATAGTTCAGTAGACTTACATTATGACGACATTTTATTTCGTGGGTATAAAGATGGTAAACGTATTAAAGAAAATATCAAATTTAAACCCACGTTATTTCTAGAAACAAACAAACCAAAATCTAAATTCAGATCATTAGATTATATAGATTTAGCACCAAAGAAATTTGAATCTATAAAAGAAGCACGAGAATTCACTAAAAAATATAAAGACGTGAATAACTTCAAGATATATGGTATGCAAGATTACATATATCAATTTATGACAGATATGAGAAAATATTCCAATATTGAGTTTAACATTGATCATTTTAATATTGGAGTTTTTGATATCGAGGTTGCCAAGGGAGAGAATGGATACTCCCCAGCTAATGAAGCTAAACAACCTATTATTACTATTTCATATAAGAGCAGTAAAAATGAAAACTATATGTGCTGGGGATTAGGTGACTATGATCCAGCTAAAAGCATAGTTAAAGATATTAAAATTAAATACATAAAATGTAATAGTGAAACTGATTTGATCATCAAGTTTCTAGAACACTGGCGATTGGATATTCCTGATATTATTAGTGGTTGGAATACTGATTTCTATGATATTCCATATATCATTAATAGAATTACTAATATTTTATCCTGGGAAGTGGCCAAGACTTTATCTCCCTGGAATATTATTCATGAGAAAGAAGAAATCTATAATGGTAAATCCCAACAAACATACAATATAGTTGGAATTCAACAATTAGATTTCATGAAAGTATTCAAGAAATTCGCATACTCATATCCAATGCAGGAAACATATAAACTTGACCATATTGCAAATGTGGTATTGGGTGAGAAAAAATTAGACTATTCTCAATATAAAGATTTGTCTGAATTATACAAGGATAATTTTCAATTATTCTGTGACTATAATATTAAAGATACTCATCTAATAGTGAGAATGAATGATAAAGAAAAACTATTAGATTTAGTTATCACTATGGCATTTGAGACAAATGTTAATCTATCAGATACATTTTCCCCGGTTAATGTATGGGATCAAGTAATCAATAATTATCTATATGATAGAAACATTATTATTCCTCCCAAGGAACATGTGAATAAAACTCATCAATATGCCGGTGCCTATGTTAAGGAACCACAAATTGGTAAATATGAACATGTATTAACATTTGACTTGGATTCTCTATATCCACATTTAATCATGCAGGCAAATATTGGTCCTGAAACGTTAGTTGATAAATTAGATATTCTAACTAAGATTAATGAAATTGAAATGTCTAATAATCCTATAGATAATGACCTGGAAGATTTAAAAACACTACTAAAAATTACATCAGAAGTAAATGTTGATGGCATTCTACGTAAGGAATATGATTTATCATTTCTGAAAAGATTAAATCTGACAATTACAGCCAATGGTGCGGCTTATATTAAAGATCAAGGCATTTTCTATGACTTAATGGAGAAAATGTATAATGATCGTGTATTATATAAAAAGAAAATGATTGAAGCTAAGAAAGAATATGAGAGAACTGGGGATATCAATGCTAAAAATGATATCTCCCGATTTAATAATATTCAAATGTCTAAGAAAATTCTATTAAATTCTGCATATGGTGCAATTGGAAATCAATATTTTAGATACTTCAAGATTATCAATGCTGAAGCTATCACTCTATCTGGTCAAGTAGCAATTAGATGGGTGGAGAATGATATTAACATATATCTCAATAAAGAACTGAATACTGAAAATGTAGATTATATTATTGCATCTGATACTGATTCTGTTGTTATTAATATTGAACCTTATCTTGACGTATATTATAAAGATACCTCTGTATCAAAATTAGATTATCTGGATAAATTATGTCGTGATAAATTAGAGGAAATTATCAAACAATCATATGACGATCTAGGTGAATATTTAAATGTATATTCACAGAAGATGCGTATGAAACGTGAGGTAATTGCTGATAAGGGATTATGGATAGCAAAGAAGAAATATGTTTTACAAGTATTGGATAGTGAAGGAGTTAGATATTCTGAACCTACTTTAAAAATTATGGGAATTGAAGCAGTTAAATCATCAACACCTATGGTTTGTAGAAGTATGATTAAGGATTCTATTAAGATTATTTTGAATAAAAATGAGAAGGATATTCAGGATTATTTACAGGAATGTTACAAAAAATTTAATACATTACCGCCCGAAGATGTGGCATTTCCGCGTGGAGTTAATGGTATAGAAAACTACATATCTAGTAGTGGTCTATATGAGAAAGGCACTCCAATTCATGTAAGAGGATCAATTTTATATAATTATTATCTAAAGAAAAACAATCTTGATAAGAAATATCAGAGTATATTTTCTGGCGATAAGATTAAATTTATATACTTAAAAGTCCCAAATACAATTCATGAGAACGTTATTGGTTTCAGTGATGTTCTTCCAGAGGAATTAAATATTCATGAATTCATAGACTATAAATTACAATTTGAAAAAACATTGATAGCTCCTATTCAACACATTCTGGACGTAGTTGGTTGGAATTGGGAATATAAACCACCTATCAATACATTAGCTGAATTTTTTAACTAAAGGATAAACCATGTCAAACCCATTAATAGAAAAACTAATGAAAAATACCACTCTTAAAGATACTGAAATTCTAAGTAAGAGTGATGTATTCCTACCGAAGAAATTCTATGATACTAAAATTCCTATTCTAAATTTAGCATTAAGCGGAAGTGTTGATGGCGGATTATTTGCCGGGGTGACTATCATTGCCGGCCCAAGTAAACATTTTAAATCTAAAATAGCACTAACCATGTTAAATGGATTTCTATCTGATAATGATAATGGTGTTGGATTAGTATATGATAATGAATTTGGAACACCTAAAGAATATTTTGATGCATCTGATATTGATAAAGATAGAGTCGTCCATTCTCCAATTATGAATATTGAAGAACTTAAATTTGATATTATTAAACAAGTAAGTAATATTAGTAAAAGAGATGAAGTTGCTATTCTAATTGACTCATTAGGCAATATGGCATCTAAGAAAGAATTAGAGGATGCTCTAAAAGAAAATAGTGCCATGGATATGACTAGAGCTAAGGCACTAAAATCAGTATTCCGAATGATTACACCATATCTTCATATGCGAGATATTCCACTAATTGGTATCAATCATACTTACCAGACACAGGAAATATATAGTAAAGCAGTCGTTTCCGGCGGTTCGGGCGGATACTACAGCGCGGATAATATCTGGATTATTGGTAGACGGCAAACCAAGGAAGGTGATGATGTAATTGGTTATGAATTCATTATCAATATTGAAAAATCTAGATTTGTTAAGGAAAAATCACATTTTCCATTAACTGTTACCTTTGACGGTGGCATTGATAAATGGTCTGGAATGCTTGACATTGCCCTGGAACTAGGATACATTGCAAAGCCATCTAATGGCTGGTATCAGGTTGTTGACCAGGAAACCGGTGAACTCCTTGAACCTAAACGTAGAGCAAAAGATTTCGTAAATAATGATGAAATCTGGAAATCTGTAATGACAGATAAATTCAAAAAATCCCTATCGGAAAAATATAAACTATAATAGTATAGGAAAATAGATGAAAGAATCTTTAATTATTGACTATCTAATCGGTAGTCAAGATTATTCTCGACAAGTATTGCCCTTTCTAAAAGAAGAGTATTTCGTATCTATCGCAGGAAAAACGTATTTTAATATTATTAATGATCATTATCTCAAATATAAGACATTAGCTAATAGTAAAATACTAGAAATAGAATTAGATAATCTAACTACATTAAATGAAAATCAATATAAGGAATGTGAATCATTTCTTCAAGAATTAAATAATAATGATACAGAATTTAATGTTCCCTGGGCTATAGATAATACGGAAAAATACTGTCAGGATAGGGCAGTTTATCTGGCCATTATGGATTCTATCAAAATTATTAATAATGAGAATAAAGATTTTGATAAAAATGCAATTCCTAAGATATTAGAAGATGCATTAGCTATTAAATTCTCCAATAATATTGGTCATAATTTTCTTGAAGATTCAGAGGATAGATTTAATTCATATTTAACCTGTGAGGAAAAAATTGAATTTGATCTAGAAATGTTGAACCTAATTACAGAAGGTGGATTTGAGAGAAAATCTATTAATGTATTCATGGGTTCAACTGGCACAGGTAAGACATTATTAATGTGTCATATGGCCGCTGCTGCATTTCTAAGAGGATATAATGTTCTCTATATTACAATGGAAATGGCCGAAGTAAAAATTGCCAAACGAATAGAGTCAAATCTTCTTAATATTCCATTATCCGATCTATCAAATACGACTAGAAAAACCTATTCAGATAAAATGGATAAATTGAAGAGTAAAAGTGTTGGTAAATTAATTATTAAGGAGTATCCAACCACTGGTGCCAATGCTTTACACTTCAAACATCTTCTAGAAGATTTAAAAATTAAGAAAGGGTTTACACCTGATATCATTTTCATTGATTATATTAATATTTGTTCAAGTTCCAGGTTAAAACCACACCATTCATCAAATCCATATATTTACATTAAATCTATTGCCGAGGAACTACGTGGACTTGCAGTAGAGACGAATACATGCATCATTAGCGCCACACAGACTAACCGTGCAGGCTCCCGGAACAGTGATGTGGAGATGGATAACACTTCTGACTCATGGGGCCTACCACAGACTGTAGACTTCATGGCGGCACTAATAACAAATGACGATCTTGCATCATTACAACAAATGTTAGTTAAACAATTGAAAAATCGTTATGCTGATAATGATAAGAATAAGAGATTTGTATTAGGCATTGATAAAGCATATATGAGATTATATGATTGTGATCAATCCGCCCAGGAAAATGTTATGGAAAATGATACTCCGGTAATGGATAATACAAGTTTTTCTATGGATGATACTAAAGATAAATTTAGTAAAAAGAAAGCTGGTAGTAGAAAGAAATTTAATAATGGAAAATCATTGGAGGAATTTGTAAATGACGTATGAGATTATTGATGAATATAAAATCTATGAAAATACTACAAAACAAATTATTCATTTTGACACAAATAAAAAGAACGCTAAAAAATTAGTAAACCAACTAAAAAGAGGGAGTGGCTTTAGTGGCAACACTCCCTCATTCTTTTCTAATAATTATTTAGAATCTAAAAGTAATATTACCTAA